TATACAACCGAACCAGAGGACTTTGATGCGGCTGTAACAGCTTTGCTTGCCAGAACGCTAGAACTTCATCTAAACCGAACAATTAACCTGGAGAACCTTTACAAATGACCCAAGAAGCCGTTATCAGATGTCTGCAAAATGGACCGCTAACATCCTACCAATTGGAGGACTTGACTGGCATACCTAGACTATCTATTGCAGCTTGTTGCACAAAAATGCGCTACAAGAAGAAAATAACAATTGAAAAAGTTAAGATGGGCCGTTCATGGGTTTCTCAGTACACTTTAGCGCCACACATGATTCAGGCTCAAGAAGTTATCAAGGATGAGCCACGTTGCCGACTAAACCCGTTTGACATCAGGAATGCCCAAGGTATCTTTACCAAGGCTGAGTATGCGGTTATGAACGCCCAAGCCGTCAGATTGCTTGGCAGACAACCAACAAACGAAATAACCAACAATCAATTTATTTGATACAATGTTTTGAAGCATGGATAGATACGAAGTCATGAGCGTATCGAAAAGAGAGCCTCCCCTCCTTCCATTGTTTCTTTTTGTTAGAGGGTGGACAGAGCGAGGAAAAATTTATGCTTTTACAGCCGAAAAATTGGGCAGTCTTTCAACATTACAAAGACAGATGCCCTCCATGGATAAAACTTCACCGTGACCTGTTAAACGACAGGGCTTATATGCGCTTGCCTATTGCAAGCAAAGCGATAGCACCAATGCTTTGGCTGCTTGCAAGCGAGTCAAAAGATGGTGTTTTTGATGGCTCACTAGATGAGCTAGTCTTTCGTCTACACATCACGCCAAAAGAATATCAAGATGGAGTTAAGCCATTGATTGATAACGACTTTTTTAATGTTGTTAGCGGAGTGATAGCAGAGTGCAAGCAAGTTGCTATCCCAGAGACAGAGGGAGAGACAGAGACAAAGAGAGAGAAGAAGGCAACTAGCGTTGCAACACCTATCGGTGTTTCTGATTCTGTTTGGCAGGAATTTAAATCTTTGAGGAAAGCCAAGAAAGCCCCAATAACCCAAAGAGCCATTGATGCCATAGCCAGCGAAGCAAACAAAGCTGGTTGGACTTTAGAGAAAGCCTTGGAAGAATGTGTAGTTCGTGGTTGGCAAGCATTTAAAGCAGATTGGGTTGTAAAACCAAACCCCGCAGACATTGTGAGGCTCACAGTTCCATCAAAGAATGAGCCTAACCTTGCTTTGTTGAAAATAGAAGAAGATGCAAAAAAAGCCACACCCATTCCGCTAGAAGTGTTGGCTAAGATGGCTCAAATCAGGGGCAGAGGATGAAAGTGTTGCCAATAAACAACTTTGAAGTTGAACCTTGGTTGCTTGAAAAACACTATGCCAAGCGTATGCCACAAATAATGTTTTCTTTTGGGCTATACAAGGATGATATTCTTGTTGGCGTAATCACTTATGGCATCCCTGCCTCGCCATCACTTTGCATGGGAATCTGTGGCAAAGAATACTCAGATAAGGTTTTAGAGCTAAATCGAGTCTGTTTGTTGGACAACCACAAAAACGAAGCATCATTCCTTGTTGCGAACTCAATCAAGTTGTTGCCCAAACCAATGATTGTTGTTTCTTATGCTGATACCAGTAAGGGTCATGTGGGCTACGTTTATCAAGCCACCAATTTCCTTTACACAGGACTTTCAGCAAATAGAGTTGATTGGACCATCAAAGGGCAAGAACATAAACATTCAAAAACCATAAGTGATGGTATGACTCTAGAAGGAATAAAAGAACTTCATGGTGATGATTTTTATTACACAGAGCGTTCAAGAAAACATAGATATATTATCTTTCATGGTTCAAAAACTGATAAAAAAGTTTTACGTTCTAAATTGAAATACGAAGTTATGCCATATCCAAAAGGTGACTCAGAAAGATATGACTCTGGAACAACTGTAAAAACCCAACAACTTTTATTCGTATGAACTACTTTGAAGCTATGAGACTGCTAGACAGAGTAAAAGAGGGTGTTCCAATCCCTTTACGCCTCATTTGTGAAGCGTTAATCCTAACTGGCGACTTAGATGAGTAGGGTATATACCAATGGTACTATCACAATCACTTATTAAAAATCACCTAAAGTATGAAGATGGTTCTTTGTATTGGATTGATTTTTCTATCAGACCAAATGCTAAGCAATCAGCTTTAGGCAATGTTCTGCCAAATGGTTATGTATGTATGAAGTTTTTTAAAAAAACAATGTATATACATAGACTAGTCTTTTTATATCACCATGGGTATATGCCTAATTTTGTTGACCATATAAATGGATGCAAAACAGACAACAGAATTGAAAATCTAAGAGATGTTACTAGATGCCAAAACATGATGAATGTTAAAAAAACATCTAAAAATACTTCTGGATACAAGGGTGTTTCTTTTAATAAAAAAACAAATAAATGGGTTGCACAAATAAAACTTAACAAGCAGCACTTTTACTTAGGTTTGTTTGAATCTGCTGAAAAAGCTTATGAAGAATATTCTCGTGTAGCAATTGAATACCATGGCGAGTACGCAAATCTTGGTTAAAAAATGCACTACAGCAGAAAAAACATATCCAATGCGGGTGACAGAGTAATCCTTGAGCAAGCAGAGGCAAGAGAGCTGTATCGGAATTGGGAGTGGAGTAAAAATCGTGACCTTATCAGGGCAAGATTGGAACGAGCCGAGCGAATTTATGGCACTGGTGCTAGAGACAGAATCAGAGAATATATGAACCGAATCAAAGATGGAACACTTCTATGACATTTATGGTAACTTTTAAAGTAGACGCTGACCCTGTTGGTAAGCAAAGGGCAAGGTACGTCAAAAGGGGTAATTTTGTCAGCACTTACACCCCTGAAAAGACAAGAACCTATGAAGCCTTAATCAAAGAAGCTGCAATTGAAGCAATGGGTAGCTCAGAACCATTGGAAACACCTGTTAGCCTTTATCTCTACATCAGAGTGCCAATCCCTAAGTCTTGCACTAAAAAGCGCCTAGAAGACATTGCCAATGGATCAGAGAAGCCAACTAAGAAGCCAGATTCAAGCAACATTCTCAAGAGCGTAGAAGATGCAATGAATCAAGTTGTCTACAAAGACGATTGCCAAATCATCAATCATCACATTACTAAGGTCTATTCAAGTCTGCCAGGAGTTGATATTTGCGTAAAAGAATGCCTAGATTAGGGTAAATCCCTATGGTATTACGCAAGCAATTAGGTAATATTTAATTTTTAACAGGAGTAAATCATGGAAAGCACTTGGGAATTTGACACAACTACTGGCGCAGGTAGCGAGGTAGTGACAATTGTTTACGAATATGAGTTTGATGGCGAGACAACATACAACGAATCAATCAAAGAGATTTGGTTTGAGGGGCGTAATGTTGTTGGCCTTATCTCTGATGAGCAGTTCAAAGAGTTAGAGATGGAAGGAGCCATGCGGTTCCAGAGCCACAAACTGAACTACAAAACAGAGGATGTATGACTGAACTTTTAAAAGCCTTTGGATGGCGAAAGCGTCAAGCTAACGAAGTAGTGGGAAAAATTAGAAATGACACCCTTGAGGAGGTGGGTTTAGAGTTTGACAGGATGAAAACCTTTGGCGATACATCACATAGTTTTGCCACTTTTGTAAGAGGTATGAAGCAATGCCCACCATGTCATGGAAACTGTAACCAAGGGCGTACTTGCCCTGCTAGAACATGAAAAAAGAACTTTTAATTGGTTGCGGATCTAATCACATCAAGAAAATGGCAGTTGATGGAACACCAACCTTTGATAACTTAACTACGTTGGATTACAACTCTGACCACAATCCTACTGTCGTGTGGGATTTGATGAACCTACCTCTGCCATTCCCTGACAGGGAGTTTGACGAAATCCATGCTTATGAGGTGCTAGAGCATCTTGGGCAACAGGGTGACTACAAACTCTTCTTTGCTCAATTCTCAGAATTCTGGAGGCTTCTCAAGCCAAATGGTCATTTTCTTGCGACTTGCCCATCAAGAAATTCAGTCTGGGCTTATGGTGATCCAAGTCATACAAGAATCATGCAGCTTGAGCAGTTGGTATTCCTATCTCAAGATGAATACAAGCGACAAGTAGGCAGAACGCCTATGTCCGACTTCAGAAATATCTACAAAGCAGACTTCAAAACTGTCTTCCAAGAAGAGGATGATGACATTAGGTTTGTACTAAAAGCCATAAAGAATTGATTCTGTAGCATATAATTCAAGCCATGAAACAACGTGGCGGCTCAAGAAAAGGTGCTGGTAGGAAGAAGATCAGCGAACAAGGTAGGACTATCCGAGCAAGGGTAGCGCCTATCCATGAGCAAGCATTGACCTTGGCAGGGAATGGAAGCCTGTCAGAGGGTATCCGCAGATTGGCAGAGAAACATTGGAGATTGATTCATGGAGAGCCAGATAAGCCCCGACAAAGCAATTCAGTATTTGATCGACACCGCACCCTTGTACGCCCAAGCGAAGTCAGAGCGCCTGTACTTGGAGGAGTTCCGCAAGTCAAAGAAGGCTCACCTGATGAGCCAGGCAGGGACGGAAGTTCTGGGTAAGCAAGAAACCTTTGCATATGCCCATGAGGAATACATCGAAGTGCTAGAGGGCATAAGAGCTGCCGTAGAAAAGGAAGAGAAGTATCGTTGGTTGATGACTGCTGCCCAAGCAAGGATAGAGGTCTGGAGAACCAACCAGTACTCAGCCAGAATGGAAATCAGGGCAACCCAATGAACAACAAACTGAACAACAAGGAAAGATTCCACCTAGCAAGGGTGAAGATGCTTCCCTGTTCAGTATGTGATAAATCAGGACCATCAGAAGCCCATCATTACAAACAAGGTCTTCAATATACTTGCATAGCATTATGTCAAGACTGCCATACTAATTCTATTCTTGGATGGCATGGTCAAAAGAGAATGTGGCATATTAAAAAGATGGACGAGATTGACGCACTTAATAATACTATTAAAAGATTATTTGAAACTAAGTCAGAAAATAATAATGACTTTTGAAAAACCAAAACTTTCAAAAACTTTGAGTTTCCAAAAATTGGTTAACTTGACTTTCCAAAAAGTAAATGCCACTTTTTTGTAAAACACTTATTTTTAGGGTTTACCCTTAGATTGTTGTTAGTTGGTACTCACTTCACAAAATCATGTAAGTTGGCGCTCACTTCACCTCAAGTTAAACCATCACGGGAAACACTTTGCAAGGATGCACCTAGAAAGCCATTAAAACCCGTTTTAAGCCGTTTTCTTGCTTAGTGCAAGGCTACTATGCTTGAACAACAAAAACGCGTTGTGTGCCGTTTAAATTGATCTTGATGATGTGAGCACTCACTTCGCAAACACTTTCAAAAAAACCCTGATTTTTACGTCAGGGATTTTGTGGAAATGCTTAGAGATTATCAGCCAGTAGCCATGCGTCTGATTCAAAAATATCAAAAGGGTAATTTTTGCCAAAGGGGATGATTCTCAAACCCTTTTCACCATTCCAAAAGGTGAATGAGTCTGAAACCTCAGCATAAAAAATGTCACCATTACCGCCTTCGTATGCAATCACAGAACCTGTTTTCATGGCTTCACCTCCTCTTTAATTTCAAGCCATTCCTCAATTTTTATGGTTCCTTCACATAATGTATTTCTTAGGCAATCAATGGCTAATTCAGCATGATATTTATTGAAATCGGGAGAGTTTAGGTAAGCTTTAAATGCAATGATTGCACCGAATACTGTGTTTATCTCATTGATTCCCTGATAAACCATATATTCATTGATTATCTTGGGGTGTCTTTTATCTTTTGCTTTTGCTTTAATCATATTGTCTCCATTGATTTTAAAATTGTATATCCGCATTTTGGGCAATCATCGGTTGATTCGCCAACTAAACTTCCAATATGTAACACTGTGTGACAGTGAGCGCATATAACTGTATCTGTATATTTAAGCGCATTATTAATTTCTAATGCTGATAAACCGAGCGCTTTTCCAATACTTTCTATTGTTTCACCAACAAATAAAGCCGATAATATTTGATCTGATAGCATTATTAATCCTTTAAAGTTTTAATCATTAATTCATCTTCAATATATTTATGAAAAATAGTATGAATAGCATCTTCACGATTGCCACAAAAGAAAATCGAGGCATTCAATCCGTCAGTGATGCCTAATTCATCTTGCATATAGCGACAAGCTTCGTGCAAGGCATTTTCAGCAAGGTTTTGGATTTCTTGTTTTTTCATGGTTAAAAGTTCCTATAAACGATGCCATGAATTGAGTCACCCAGATAAGCACCCTCACCCTCTAAGTGCTCAATGACTTGTTGCATTTGATAATCCTCACCCATTTCAGCATCTAATTCAATGCCATATTGATCTGCAATATTCTCAAAAGAATCTTCGCTAAAGTCGCAACAAATGGCAATGACATCTAGATCAACTTCTTCGCCCGTTGACTCTTCGTACTCTTCAAAGTACT